TTATCCGTGAGCTTCTGTGAAGCGTTTGAAGTCATCGTTACCAAGAGACACTACTGGCAATCCCAGGGTGTCCTTAAAGCTGTTTACTGATCCAATATCAGAAAGTCCGATGTACTTGCCGCCTACAAATACGCCGAAGCCGTATTTACCGTTTTTCAAAATAAATTCTTTCATTAATTTCAAATCCTCCAAATTGTTGATTTCAATATCTGCTTTTACATCTTCAAATGGCAACTCAAACCAGCCAATCATTTGTTGTGCTGGTGCTTGCCAGTTGACATAGCTAAATGTGCCATCGCTAGACAGGTTGCGAATAACCTTGCGTGTCCAACCGCCGTTATAGAGAGCGTCGGCATTGCTGTCAATGTTCTGCTCAATCGTTGTGATTGTGCCATCTGGATTGTGTGCGACCACGAATCCGATATGTCCGAACTCGTGATATGGCAAGCAGTTTGACACAAATACAGCTCCCACAGGCGGGTTATTCGAGCCGTTAAAGCGTGTTACTTTAAGACCGATATTTGCAGCACGATCTAAGCAATCAATAGCGTTGACATAGCTAAAGTCTAGGTTATATAGTCCTTCGTATTGAAGTATTCTATCAATCGCAGCAACACATTGCCCGCCAAAAGGATTTGTTGGTACGGTTAGCCGCTGATTGACTACGCTTTCTAGCTTATCAAGTAGTTGTTTTTGAGTAGTCATGACTACTCACCTCCGTTGATGTTGTAATTCTTGCTAGAAATCCCGAGTACAGTACCCGCAAAAGTAGTTAGTAAAGCGATTGTACCAGTAATTGCTGTCGTATCAAATTTATACAGAGCACCAAGACCAGTAATAAGTGTAATCGCTGCAGGCGCTACAATAGTAACTACCCGCTTTGCAAGGTCATACTGTTTATTTGTCAAGTTCATCGTTTTTATCCTCCTTTTCGATGTTTGAAAATTTCTCGATGAAGTCCTTAAACATCATCGTATTAATACCGAGCTTATCAAAATTTTCCAAGATTGATTTTAGCTCGAAAAACAAATAACCGATATATAAAATCTGCAACGCACCTAATCCTATGCCCTCTGGCAACAGGATAGAAAGCGGAATGCAGAAGCTCAAAAGAGCGATACTGGCCAACTTGCGCAGAATGCCATTGATGCCTTCCTTGCTCTTAAAGTCAATGTTGGGATTAACTCGAGCTGCTAACGTACCAGTTAAAAAATCGATTACCATAGCACCCATGATAAGCGTTAAAGTAAAGACAATTAATTTATCTTGTGTATTAACGATATCACGTAGCTTATGAGACCATTCGAATACTTCCATATCTCACCCCCTTTCTAGCTAATTGCTGATGTTTGGCAACACGATAGTCCACGCACCAGATTTCAGCATATCTTCTGCAGACTGGCCTGTGTAGTTGTAGCCGGTCATGCCAGTGTACTTGACAATCGTCCGATTGCCTTTCTGCCACTTCGGATTGGTATCGTAAGGATAGTTAATTGTGACGAATGTCGGCCCTGTGTACCGCTTGCCGTTGACTGGTGCATCAATCTTCTGTGCTAACGCTGTGTAGCTGTTGATATCAAGACCACCAGAAATACCAAGAGCGATATAAGTGACAAGTTCAAGCAATTCTTTCAGCTCTGCACGCTGCAGAGTTGCTTCTTGCTCTTTCTTGTCTGCTTCCTGGAATTTCTTCTTGATTTCCTCGTCCTGCTCTTTCTTAGCACGGTCTGGGAAATTCTCTTGATAGACTACTTCCAGGGCTTTCTTTTCCAGTTCCTCGACTGGTAGGTCAATGGCTTCTTTTGGAAGCAATACCGGATAGAAAGCGCCCTCCGCATTCGTCAGAATGACATGAGTACCCTCTACTTCGTTGTTGGATGGAGAGTAAATCCAACTTTTTCGATTAAAATTTAGTTTAGACATATGCGTCCTTTCTGTTTATTAAATAGACCATGTAACTTGTGTCCTGATATCTTTGTCAACGCCATTCAGCAAGGTCAAGACACCGTCGCCATTGACTTGCAAGTGCCGGTCGCTTGCTGACTGCACTTCAAAGACTGGCACGTTGAGCATGGCAGCATTTCCTTGGATTGGGACTAATTCTTGCGGAATACGCCCAAGAGAGATATCTCCAGCCTTTCCTTTGATGTTTAATCTCAATGTCACCAAATCCCCTTGTCGCTTGTAGTGAACACCGTTTACACCTGTAGATGTCCATTCAGTGCGTTTTAGGTTGGCGTGGTCACTCCTTGCATTAGTTGACCATGCGCTCCATTTGCCGGCAAGAAGTACACGCTTAGCTGGCTCAGATGTTCCTACGGACGGAAAGAACATCTGAAAGCACTCATTATTACTATTGAGTACCAACAGCCAGCCATATTGACGAGCCGGATTGTTGTTTTCTGTACCATTCTTGAAATAGACACCAGTCGTCCGTTCCTGGTCAAAGTCTTTTCCATAAGCATAGATGGCAGTGCCGTTCTTCTGCGTCAACTGGTGCATTTGGATAAGTTTGTCATTCGCATAGATGTCGCCTTTGACATCAAGCGCCCCACGCTCCCAGATTTTATCAATCCCGACACCAAATTGACTGTAAGATTTAACCACGCTCTCGGTCGCAACGATGGTTGCGAATTCGGTACTTGTATAGCGGTCTTCCAGCTTCCCTACGATTTCCCAAGTTTTATTAGCTGGATACTGTCCGGATAAGTTTGCTGGGCTGTTGACAAGCTCAGATATGCTCGTCCAAGAGCCAGCAGCAGGACCAGTGTCCGATATGTAGCTTGTATCGGCAAGAGGTTTGACCTTAAATGTCAACGTCATCTTGTTCTTCTGCGAACCATTGACAATTAGCGGAGCGACTTTGGCTGTTCGTGTAATCGTCAACGTTCCACCGTTCAGGCCAGTTCTTGCGACATCGAATTTTAGGATTGGCGGGAAGTAGTCAAGGATAGTCACTGTACGCTCTATAGCGTTGCTTGTCCGCCCTCGACTGTCTGTAACTCTCGCTCTGATTACTACTTGGCCGTCATAGTTCATCAAGCCAAGGCTACCGCCGTCCGTAGTTGTGGATTGGTTCTTTCCGACAATCTCCGCATAATAGCCGGTGATTGTCGATCCGTAAATTCCTGAAGCTGCGCCAAAGTTGACTCTAATATCAGACAAAATCTTGATAAAGTGCTCACTGCCAGAAACGATATTGGCAGCTATAGCATTACCGTCCGTTAGGGTGAAGCCTGTCAAAGTCGGCTTTACGCTATCAGGAATGGAAAGATTAAGCCGCTTAACATCACGGCCAATCTCTCGACTGCCATCGTATGTGATGATGGTTACTTGACCGTAACCACTAGAAGTGTTTGGAAATTCTTCGCATAATGCCATCGCTGGTGTCCATACATAGCTAGTTGCTATGTCGTCTCCAGCGATTTTTTTATCATAACTTCCGCACCTAACCCAAATTGAGTGAGTAAAGCTTTCGTGCTTGCGATTGATGTTAATCGTCACCGGTTGCCCAATAACGGCTGTCACATCGCTACCAGAGCTTGCTCGTGGTATAGATGGTAATTTGACAGTTTGGATAACTCTAGCGCTGCCATAGTTGCCAACGTTGATATCTAAACCAACATCAAGACTAAACTCTTTAGAGCCGTCGTCAGAATGGTCAATACGGTAGTCTTTTGATAACAAGCTCTTATCTTGATTGCCACCGATACCAGCATCGACATTGACTGTGTCAATGACAGCGCCATTGACCTTAACTGTAATAGGCTTTGTGGACGATGGAATCGATACATAAGCATTAGAGACTAAATGCACCGATACATTGACCATCGTATAGTTTCCGGCTATGTCTTGTCGCCTTACGCCCCAAGTCACGTCTAGTTGCAGATTATGCCCCCATCCGCCACTGAAATTAGCTCTGACCATTTTTAAGCGCCTCCCCCTACATATCGGATTACATTCATGTCTGGATTGAGCTGATACTGTTCTTCTCTAAATCGTCCAATTTGAAGCGTCCGAGTAAACACCCCATTTTCAATCTTGAGGACACCTTGTGAGATGTAAGCCACCTCAGAACCAGAAGAATAGAAGCTGATGCGGTCACTCTCGACACGAACAGAGGATGAACCGTCTTTCTTGCCGATAATCAAGCCCTCGTTGCTAGCGCTCATATAGCTGTCTAAGAAGCTCCAACGCTCGGCCATGTCGCCTAGATTGTTCTCGATTTTGGTTAATCTCTGACTTGCCGATACAAGCTTAGCTTCTGCTGCAGCTCGTCCAGCTTCGTCTATTTTGACATAGTCTTGATAAGATTTAACCCATTCATTGACTGTATCAATACTTGCTTTGGCTTCAAGCTCTGCTTTGGCTAGTTGCATAGCTTCTGTTAAAGCGTTTAGTTGCTCTGCTGTGAGCTTGTTGTCAGCCTTGCTGTCAATCTTATCGTTGACTTGTTTGAGTTGCTCCTCGTCGAGCGCTCCTTTAGGTCCAGGAGGACCTTGTGCGCCAGGGTCGCCTTTGTCGCCTTTCACACCAGCTTGACCGTCAGCCACATTGCTAAAAGTCACCTCAGCCGTTGCCACTTTCTCGTCATTGAGATAGGCTTCAACCACTACTTGCAATGTCTTCTCAAAGTCTGTCGCACGGACTAGCATTTGGCTGCCGCTGCCGATGATAGAGTCACCTTTCTTGTAAAAGATGATAGGCTCGTACACCTTACCATTCTTTTCTAGTGCAGCCATTAGCAAGCTTTGTCCTGCGCTATTCTTAAAGGTCGTTCCTTGGTCTGTGGATAGCTTCAGCTCGTACGGTATTGCCTGCTCTGCAAGCTTAGCCATACGAGTTAGCAAGCTGTCTGATACCTTATTCTGCAAGGCTTGGAAATTCGCAAAGACCGTCTTATTTTCGCTCGGATTGGTAAAGCTAATTTGCTGCTCACTGACACGAGCTTCGAGCACCAACATAGGACTAAAGCCAGTATCTTGGATTTTGACAGTGTCTCCGATATCCAAATCAAAATATCCATCTGCTTCGTATGTGATAGCTGGATAACAATATTTTCTAAGATTACGCAAGGCCGTGGAGATAAGCGCTTCTTCGCTATCTGTATCGACTTCCATGTCCTTGCGTATCCAGTTATCGTTCGTCTCAGTACCAGTTAAAACGGATGGATAGAGCTGTTTAGATAACGGAGCGAACAACAAGCTGCCTTTCAGGTAAAACTCAACTTCGCCTTTTTCGTTCTTCCATTCTTGCGTCTTCTTCGGGTCGATAACTACTTCTGTAGTGCTGACAGATATTTCTTTAAGTTCTATATCTGGTAGTGCCACATCAACTGTTCCGCTCGTCACTGTGCTACCCTCGACTGTCTTACCAGCTTTTAACTCTGGCGGGTAGCAAAGCGTCTCTACAGCTCCCAAATAAGCCTGAGCATTATAAGTCCCCAGTGTTACATACTGCCGACCCGCATAGTTTTGCTCAAGTACCGTTACAGTACTTCCGTTATTCGCAATGATGATCGAAACGTGACCATAAGGCCCTGTTCCTTGATAGGAGTTATAAGCCTTGATATTTGCCAAAGCTCCAGCTTTCAGCTCGTTAGTCCCACGAGGTCGCACGACTGACCAACCAAAATTAGCCCATGCGTAATCAGTTCCGATGTAGGCTGCAGCCATACCGGCACCGACTTTGCCAGAAAAACCAGTCACGCCACCGCCAAGACCGGGGCCGCCTAATTTCATCGAATACCAAGCGGCAAAGCCGTAACATTGACCACTACCAACTGTCCGGCCTTGCAAACCTTTCATCTCGTTGATTACTGCTATCACCTTATCAGCCTTAACAACTTGTGTTATAGGCTGGCTAGGACTGCTTAGTTGATTGTTAGGCTGTTTCCAAAGGTCGTCAAGCTTGTCTAGGCTGTTGCCATTGGAGCGGTTGACTCCTCCTCTTATATCCCTCATTAGAGCGATATAGTGGCCATATCCAGCAGCAGCATAGTCGTATAATGCGCCGCCGACACGAAACAGACCACGAGTATAGTCTTCAATGTTCTGCTTGCCTTTGACACCGTAAAACTTGCGCCCACCACTGGTCTGTTCGGCCAGTAGATAGGCATAGTCTTTCATAAAGTCGTCAACTGACGCATAGTGGAAGTATGTTCCGCCCTCGTTAGCAGGTCTAGCGCTCCCTGTCGTGACCTTGACACCACTTGGACGAGTCTGAGCCGAGCCAGACATACCAGACCAGTTGTTATCAATTCTGGCCACGTTAGAAGCCCCCCAGAAGCTTTCAAGATAGAGTTGGCAAATCATACCAGATGGCAGTATATTGTATTGTACACAAAGATTGAGGATAGTTTGGACTATTCCTGCACTCATAGAGTGTCCTGCGTAGTTAAGGCCACCACCAGAATACTTCTTACCGCTTGCCGCTTGTGTAGCTGACGGATTGGAAATCTTGGTCGTTGTTTCCTTGGTTTCTTCCTTGCGTCCAACCGGCTTGATAGCGTTGTATAGTTGCGTCTTGTCAACACTTCTCTTGATACTACGCACATTCTTGCCGTACTTTAAGACAACATCATTTCGCTTGCGTCCGACGCCTTGATTTTCTGCGCTATGCGCCTTATATACATTTAAAACAAAGCGGTCAAGCTGACTGTTCGATTTCAAGTGAGTTTCAAACTCGATTTCTGCGTCAAAGTTACGAGCCAATGAGATTAAGCGAGCAAGAGAGGTTTCTTGCCCCTCCCACTGCAGCGCTCTGCGTTGGTCTGCTATCTCATTGATGCCGAGTTCGACCTTAGATAGACCAAGCGTACCCCAAATATCAAGATATTCTGTAAAGGTCATTGCTTTTGGCGCTTTATAGGCTCCTTGATACTCGAGCATGAGTTCGAGACTGAGGTTTTCGCAGTAACACTTGATAATTTGCTCGTTTTCCTCAGTCTTCATCACGTTAAAGAGATAAGACCGGCCTTTGTACTTGAAGCTAACAAAAGCACGCTCATTTAGATGCTTATATGCTTGTTCAGCGTATGTGTCAGACTGTACTTTCTTCTTGAAAACGGAGAACTCAAAGACCGATGTTGCACTTTCAAGCGAGCGTGTCCACTTGTCATTGAAGAAATTCAAGGCGGCCTGCTTGTTATTATCGATAAAAGCAACCTTTTTCAAGGCGCTATCGTGGATTGTTAAAAGCATTAGAGCCACCTTTCTTCAAATTCGATAGTTACTGTTGGCTTCTTCTTCGCCCAAGCAGACTGCAAGATTTCGATTTCGGACTTGCCTGGAGGAATAACCGGCCATAGAGAGCCGTCCACTACTTGATCCAAATCAGGAATGTTATTCAAAATTAAACTGTCATTTTCGCTGTTGATGACGACCGTGCTGCCTGCAGCATATCTGTTAGGCACATCTTTTGTGCCGTTGACAAAATCCTTACGATAGACGATGCTATCAAGATACATGTGTGTTGGGATTGGCTTGTCACCAAAAGCACCGAAAGCGACATGCACCTTAACAGACTTCTTGCCAGCGATTTCTGGTATGGTAAACTCTGGATGTGTGCCGTACCAGTGGACTTGCACCTTGTCATTTCTGCGGATAAGGTCACACCAACCAGTATCCTTAGTAAACGGATTTTCACCTTGATTGTGAGTTGGCCAGAATGTCCATTGTTTGACTAATCTGTATCCACCGCTCCCATTAGCAGCTAGGAAGTTGTACTCAGTATTAAGGCCATTTCCTCGCTTAATGGTTTCAACGCCATAAAGGAATTCACCATTTTCGCCAGTAAACGAAATTTTGATGAAGCCGTACTGGTTAGCTGGATTGACCCAGAAGATCTGTCTCCACCAAAGATATTCGTTTAGCGCACCTCTTTCTCCGACACTATCTACAGGAATATCCCAAGTTAGAGAGCCGGCATTATTGCCAAGAGGGCCACTTCCATGATTAGCAAGGAATAAATGAGGTCTACCCCAAGCACTTTGAATGGCCAATGTACCGTTCAAATTTTGGGAATTATCATTCAAAATTGCAACATTCTTCTGGCCGTCCGCAAGGGCTTTGATGATGCCATTGTCTGAAACATAGTCCCAGAGGATTTCAGAGTGCTTATAAGGCACGATATCGGCTTCCTCGATACTTCCTGCTTCAAAAGCGAATTTATCGCTCACAAGGCCGTAATAGCCGTTTTCGTCATTGGCCTTAAAGGTGATAATCGGGTAAGCGTCTGCTGTACCCTTGTTATCAATAGCAAATACCATCTTGCCTTGTCGTTCCTCGTAGTCCACTACACGCTTGTAAGTAGTAGAGTGTGCCACGCCGTCTGGGATCAAAAAATCAATTTCTGCTTTTTGTAGCCAGCGAGTAATATTATCTGGGGTAATGTCATCGTAAGCAAAGCCCATGTAGTACTTACCTGGCTTGAAGTTGAAAGTGATACGCTTTGCTTCAGATACATTCAGTACACCAGCAAGCTCGTCTTTCAGCTCTTCCATCTCTTCCGGAGTCCTGGTTTGCATCTTGATCTTAACTTTAATTCTCTTGGGTCCGATTTTGACATTTTGGACATTTACACCCAAAAAAGGAGCGTCGCTTGTTGCGATACTCCTTGTGTTTCCTATCGGGATAATAACATCCAAGACCTTAAAATACTTGGACATATCAACTCCGTTGAAAGTCATGATTTTTGTCAAATTTCCACCCCTCTCATCCTGTTGCGAATAAAGTTTTGATTATCCTGCCAGTTTTTGAATTTTTCTCCTGTCTTAGCTACTAGTGTGCCGTCATCCAGAACAGTATAGACAGGTCTCTTCACGGCTTCCTCTGCCACTTCTAACGCCTTGCGAAGGAATTCATCCGCTTTATCCTTGACGCTCTTATTTTGGCCGCCTTGCAATCTATCACTGGCCGATTTAAGCTGCACTTGACTTGTGATAGATCCTGCAGATTGGCTGATCATTTTCTCTGGATGGAAACTGTAGCGCATCATTTCCTGCTGGACTTTGTCAAGGCTGTCTACCACATCTGAGGTGTTCTGCTCAATACCTACAGCTATACCTTGAGCGATATACCGACCAACTTGATCCCTAAAGAGTCTGGATGGCGAATTGATATCTGCTCTAGCTTTTGCCGCTCTCTCTGCCTGGTCCACAAGCGCATTAGCTGCTGATGTTACCGCCGGCAAAGCAGCAATCATGCCACGAGCTAAACCGTTGCCAATTTGAGTGCCGATATTCACCATGTTTCGAGCGCCGATATTCCCGACACGTTGGACAGACAATATAAGAGTATTCATAGCGCTTGTGGCTTGACCAACACCAGACCGGATACCATTGGTAACTCCACGAGATACACCTTGTCCTGCTTGTAATCCTGCCGCAGTCATTTGTGCTGCACTAGAGCGGATAACCGTTACTATCACCAACATTCCAGACTGTACGCTTGTTACAGCTCTAGCCATAGCACTGGCTATTACTGGTGCTAATGCGGAAAATCCTGATGATAGAGCCGGTATAGTTGCTGCTACAGTCGAAAGTGCTACAGAAGCGCCTGCGCTATATGCTTGTACCATTGCCATTCCTTGGCCTAGTGCTTTCATTCCATTGCCAGCCGTTGCTATTCCTGCGCCATTTGCAGCAATCGCACCAATACCAGTCGCTACTGCCGCTAAACTTGCAGCCATATCACCAAGGTTGGTTTTTGTAATCATGACCACACCCTCGGCCATGAGCTTGAAACCTTTACCAGCGTTTAAAGCAGCGTTACCGATTGCGTCAAATATACCTGAAATACCATCTAGGATATTCCGTACAGCTCCGCCAAAGCTTTCGATTACGCCTTTAGCGCCGTCAAGCACCGTCTTGATAGACTCTCCTAAGCTCTTGAAGAGGTTAGCTATACTGTCGATGATTGGGCTTATTTGACTAACAAGCGTCGTGAAGGCTTCGACGATCGACTGCAAGACTGGCGCTAACGCTTGTACCATTTCCGAAACAGCCGGCATGAATGGCGCTAACGATTGAACAATCTTAACGATAGCGTCCGCTACTATTTGAGCTATATTAGTAAACACATTTCCTACAATCTCAACGATAGGGGTTAATGCCGAGATAATAGCTGCCACTCCCTCACTTAAAGCTGTAATAACAGGTGGAAGTACAGAGATGATCGATGTAAATGCTTCTCCCAGAGCTGTTACAAATGGCGAAGCTGCTGCTATTGCTTGTCCTACTGCTACGACCAACGGAGATAGCCCGGCAAGTGCTGATGTAACTGTCGGAAGAACTCCTGCCACCGTTACGATTGCTTGTGCGAATGCGCCAATGATAGCAGTAGCAAAGGCAGAGAATGCTTGCCCTACTGCTCCAATGATTTCGCTTATTCCTTTGCTTTGAGTAGCCAAAAGAGCAAATCCAGCAGCGATAATAGCTACTCCTGCTCCGATGCCGACTGCAGCAATGGCAACCGCTCCACCAAAGGCTAGGATATTCCCGACACCTGCCGTTTTGAGTGCTGCACCAAAGGCCTTGATTACTGGAGCAACGCCAGAAAGTGCCGTTTTGATACCTTGGCCGATACCTGTCGCCGCTGCCTTGATAGCAGTCCCGCTTGACTTAATGACATTTGAAATACCATTGAAAAGTTGTGTTATCGTACTTTTTGCTCTGCCTGCGCTTTGGCCTACTCCATCCACTGCTTCGTCTGCATTCTTTTTGAACATGTTAAACGGATTGAACGATTTTAGGAAGTTGAATGCCTTAAAAGCAAGCACTCCGCCTCCTATTCCAGTGATTAAACCACTCCAAACATCTTTACTGATAGATTGGGAAAGTTTAGAAATCCAGCTTATAATCGTTGAAATCGCATTGACTAAATGCCCGGCGGCTGCGCCTACTACATCCCAAGGGATAACATCGCTTAACTTCATAGCGAGGTCAAGCGCTGCCTCAGTTAAGTCTTTAAAAGCTTTATAAGCGTTGTTGATAGCGCCTGTTTCAGCGAATGCTTCTAAGGCAAATTGGATAGCCCTTGCTAGGTCTTGGATAACAAAATTGACTAATTTAACAATGTTTCCAACACCGCTAATCACATTATTAAAGCCATTCGCTTTATTCGTCAACGTAGCAAACACCGTCTCAACAGTTACCACGACATCACGAAACGTGTCTTTGATGGAATTGAAGATAGATGGATCCACTCCGAAACTTGAAAAGAGAGTTTTGAAGCTATTTTCTATCTGCGGCCCTGCTTCGGCTATCGCACCACTAATCGCTTGCGGAAGCTGCTTCATGATATTCCCTACCATAGGGATGAAATTCCCAAGCAAGAAGGTAGATGTTGTAGAAACTAAATTTTTAAGTGATGGACCTATATCCATACCCAAGGCCAACTTCCCGGCCAAGCTTTGCCAAGCTGCTTTCATCGATGCAAAAGAACCGCTCAGGGTTGAGCTGGCTTCCTTAGCCGTCGTTCCTGTAATCTCAAGCTTTTTCTGCATAACAGAAATTGCGTTGACTATGTTCCCAAAAGACATATTCCCGTCTTCAACAGAGACGTTCAATTCTTCCTGGATATTTTTCATTGCTGCAGCATCTTTTATCAAACGCTGCATTTCCGTCTTGGTGCCGCCATAGCCTAGCTTGAGGTTATCAAGCATGGTGTAATTATCTTTTGCGAATCCTTGATAAGCATCCTGAATCCGTCCAATGTCCGTTCCCATTTTGTTGGCGTTGTCCGACATATCAATCATGGCTCTGTTGGCCACCTCAGCTGCTTTCTCGGTATCTCCGCCCAAAGACTGCAACAAACTAGCAGAAAAGCTTGTCACATTTTCCATATAGGCATTAGCGGATAACCCAGCAGTCCTGAAAGCCTCGTCAGCATATGCTTTGACTTTATCTGCTGAACCCTTAAAAAGCGTTTCGACTCCTCCCAGCGATTGCTGGAGTGCAGCACCTTCTGAAATGACTGTTGAAAAAGCACCCTTTATAGAGCCAGTCAAAGCTTCGATACCACTCATTAGAGCCCCACTTATTAAATTCGCTCCTAAGACAGACTTGAAAACTGATCCGACCTTTGTTCCGGTATCGCTCAATCCGCCTAGTAAGCCCCTTAGCTTACTAATGCCGCTCTGTGCTCTGTCGCCGTTCATGTCAACTTGAATAACGACTCTTCCGTCCGCCATTTAGTTCCTCCTTTCGTTAGTAATCAATTTCTTCTGGCAATGCGTATTCTGTTTGTAGCTTTCGCATGCTGCTGATGTATTCCTGAGTGTCGTCTTTTCGAGGCTCCCACGAGCGTATTTTCAGGACTTCTGCGAACTTCGTATTGCTTGGGAGTCCGTTCAGAAGAGCATTAAACTTTTGCCAGTGAAGTTTACCCTGGGCCTCAATTAAATCTATATTGTACGCTTGCAGAAATGAGGAATAGATGTAAAAACCGTCATATTTCAAAGAAAAAAGCGGTTCTTTTTCATCTTCTTCCTCGTCATCATCTATTGGTTTACGCTCAATAAGATTGCCTGCCAAGTCATACTCTTTAACCTCGCCTCTGGCACTCTTGATGACGATGTGCTCCTCGGAAATCCGTTTATAAATCTCTAAGGCCGTTTCGATATCCAAGTGCTCCAAAAGACTATCAGCCGCCTGCGCCTCACTATCAGTGCTGCTCTTCAGCAATATTTTTAAGGCAAAGATAGGCTTGGTTATAACAGGTATGCAGTCATCGTGTATCATGTCGAAGAGCCTCAAAACATTGTCAAAAGACAGGTCGAGCGGATAGCTCATATCATCAAGGACTAGCTCATCTCTAAATCTCCTTGATAAATCAAACATGGCTACTTACCAAGATAGCGATCAAGCAATTCTTGACTTTCTTTCGAGATTTGCTCTTGTTCAACGCCCTGCATAATCTCAATGAAATAATTAATACAGTCGACAGTGGACTGCCCAGAGAGATTATAGACCTTATCAAAAGAACCATCGCCAAAGATACCGTTGTAAGCAAGCTTAAGAATTTCTCTTGCTTTAGTTACGTCTCCTTTGCCGTCCTCGTCCACAATTTTCTGAGCTTCTAACTGCAGATCTCGAGCGAATGACTGCATCTTCTCGATGTTTTCGTCGCTCTTTGAAAACTCAAACTGAAACTCTCCAAAGTCAATTGGGATTACCTTGTTCCGTAAATTGATTACTACCATTTGATTTCTTTCTCCTTTACACAAAATAAGAGGGCGCATATTGTACGCCCTCACTTAGCTTTAACCAGGGACTACAGCGGATTTTTTCGGTTTCTGATCCCACATGATTTTGGCCTTAAAGCCTTCATGTTCAGTCGCTTCACCATCCCCAATTTCAATTTCAGAGACAGTGGCCACTCCCACCCGCTGGTTTTTGCCATCAGCATCTACTTCCTTGTACCATACTTTGCGGCCATCACCTACTTCGTCCTGCATATCTGCGATCATGTTCTGAGCTTCGTCAGTGTCATTACGCTTGCCTTCAAAAGAGCGTCCGCGTTTGACTGATGTGATTGTCTCTACAGGTGTTCCATCACCTGCGAAGTCTGCAGAGTCATCTGTCTGTTCGTCAACTTCCGGAGAAGACGAAGTGATGTCTTTTGCAAGCCATTTGTATTTTTCTTTAGCCGGCTCCGTATCTTGTGTTGCCGGGTCAAACGGAGCGATATAGTGTTTCCGTAGGGCGTTTTTGCGTTTTGCCATGTGTTTGTTATTTCCTTTCTATTTCGAGGCTGGCTGTGATATCCAGCTGATAAATGTAGAAGCCTTGTTCATCTAAGTCATTCAAAAACGGCTTAGCTACTTCAAGACCTAAAAATTCGTATGATTGATTCAGACTAGGTAAGTCCAAATCAAGCTGCGATAGAGAAGTATTAATAAGCCACAATGTGGCATTTGTTAATGACTGGTCCTGCGACTTGATAGCAATTTCAAAAGGCAGGCTCACTGTCTGCGTGCCTGCCATATCTTCTGCCTCTACCTTGCCACCTGGCAGTGGATAGATAACCAAGTCCTCGTGTTCTCCCAAGTAGTCAAGTCTAGCTGGTATAGCTAGATTCAGTTTCTTGATATGATTTAGCAGAACCGTCGAAAAGTCGTTGTTATTGATCATGTGCGTACTCCCATGGCTCTAAGGCCGACCTTGGCCCAGTCTTTCGCATGGATAGCCGATGCCTTCTTGTCCCACCTTGGGCCAGTTCCTGGAGTTGAATACCTCCTAAATTTAAAGCTTCTGTTCTTGTTGTAAGAACTGCCATAGTATTGAGCTCTAGCGTATGGCTTTGAGTAAGTGATTCTGTCTTTTTGGACGCTTCCGCTCCCTCTCAAGTCTCCTCCTTTGCGAGGAACAAATTGCTCCATATCCAAGAGCATCTGGTTAGCTATGGCTAGCTTTCCTTTGGCCAGAGCCTGAGGAGAAACCTTTCTCTCAATCCCATTGAGATTAAAAGACACCTTGACGCCTCCAGACATCAAATCACCTCGATTTCATAAGCTAGAATCTTTCTTGTTAGCGGATGATACTGCGGGATGATACTGCGGACAAGATAGAGGGTGCCGTCATCATCGACGACACCGCCCAAGTAAGACCTGTCCAATTCAACCGGACAGAATTGAGGGTAAACAATCACTGTTGATGGTTTCGTCTCGCTTCTGTTGTTTCCGGATCCTGTGTGAGATAAGACTCGGTCGAACTTGCAAGGGGACAGTAACAAGGGCTCTGAATAGGTTTCTTTGCCCCAGTCATCCTTTCCTGTCGGTTTCTGTATTTTAACAGAGTCAGAAAGCATTCTCTTATCTATCATATTCTACCCTCACAAATCCAAATCCGGCCGATTTCAACCAGTTTTCTGCGTCCCGAGATAGATTATAACGGGCAGCCAGAGAAAGCCCCTGAGAAGAGCTCTGAGAACTGTTTTGATAGCTTACAGATGTACGGCCAACTGACATACTGGCCACTGCTTGCTTGTCCTCAGCTGTTAGGATTCCTGTGCTATCCAGATAAGCAACCTGAAAGGCCACAGCTCTCTTTACAGCCCGCCGCCTTGACTCAAAGTCACGCTCAAAGTCATTGTAAGAGTAAAAATCCCGAGTGTAGAGATCTACAGCCATTTCAGCACGCTTGAGCAAACTATCAAAGTCTGTCGCCTCGCCAAAACCGAAGTCTTTATACTCTTGTTTGGTCAAATAGGCCATATAACACCTCCTTAAGAGGCTGAATCAGCCCCTCCGATTCTTTCTTCACGATATTTCAGCCATTCTTCACCATAAACAGCTGTGATTTGCTTGTTGATTTCGTCCGCTTCGTATGTCTGCAGGTCATAGACCTTTCCTTCGTCAAATTGACGGTCAGACTTTTCCATGTAGAAGTTCTTAGTTGCTATATAACTAGCCATTTAGTCAAACCTCCTTCTTGTAGCCTTGTTTTTCAAAAGCCGAAATCACAAAAGGATCAGACAGAGTAAAAGATACCCCGTCTTTAGTTAAAGTGACATCGACTCTTCCGGAAATGACATTGTCGTCTTTAGACTCTTCCAATACAGTTTTATCGATTTCGGTATTAGCCATTACCTATCTCCTTTAAGCAGTTTTGTGAACATAGATAGCTTTCTTCTTGTTGTCAAGAACGAAAGCGTCGTAACGGATACGTCCTTCAACGAGCTTTCCATTAATTCCTGGTGGGTTGTCGTGGATCTTGTAGTCTTCCAACTTAACAGGAGATGTAGTAGCCACAGGGTGAGCGATAACAAACTCTACATTTTGAGGCAAACGTGATGTAGGCGTCAAGACTACTGGCAAACCATCAATCATACCAACTTGGCCCTTGATTGTGATTTCTTGGCCAAGGTCAGAATTTTTCACAAAAGTTGGGTCGAGTTTGATTAGCTTGTAGAATTTAGGAGAGACATGAAGAACGCGTCCAGCTGTTGGGATGAAAGCATCTGTCAATTTCACTTGTCCATCAAGAACGAGTTCATAGGCATTAGTCTTGGTCACCGCTCCAGTTGCAACATGTTCAGTGTCAGCTCCAGCCACGATGGTTGCAAATCGGTAAGTATCGATTTCAGGGATCACGACTTCTGACAACTGACGAGCTAGAGCCTTGCCGGCTTCCATTACGCCATTTGTATCCTGCTCTGATTTCTTGTCAATAGTGAAAGTGAATGAACGGTCTTTTGTCAACACCATTGTTTGTACTGTGTTGCCAAGTTCTTCAGCTTCTCCGTAACGATTTTGACCAGTTGTTTTGTAATCGTTCATCTTAGATGTTGGTACTGAGTATACTTTTACCGTATCAACCCCTGTGAATTCAAAATCTTGGTTGATGATACCTGTAGATAGGGCTTCTTTAGCAAAGCGCTCATCAACTTTGCTGTCAAATTTAGCTGCATAATTTACTGCCATTTAGTTTTTCCTCTTTTCTTTATTTTGGTTTTATACGCTATCGAAGCCAGCGAATAAGGCTTTATCTTCCGCCGATAATTCTGCGCCAGGATCTGCAGGTGGATTTCCACCAGCCGAAAAGCGCAGTTGCGGCTTTGTTTGCTCTTGTCCTTGTTGGAACAAGTAAGGGCTAGACTCTTTAAGACCGTTGATAGTTTCTTCTAGGACTGGTTTCCCGTCCTCGCCTAGTTCGATCTTGTCTAGGTCAATAAACTTCATGAGGTCCTCAGAGTTGTAAGCTCCTACATCTTTCAAAGCAAGGGCTACAGCATTGGTCTTTTGCAACTGTGCAAGATTAGCCTCGCTGTCCGTCTTGTAGGTTTCAAATTGAGCCTGTAGGTCTGCTAGCTGCTTCTTAGCTTCCTCACTCGCTCCCTTTTTGTCCTGTAAGTCCTTGATAGCTTGGTCTCGTTGCTCAAGTTGCTGTTTGTAACTGTCAATCTCTGCTTGCAATCCGGACTTCGCTGACTCAATCCCTGACCCGTACGCTGCCATGATTTTATCAAGCTGCTCTTTGTCTTCGATACCGGCTTCGACTAACATTTCTCGTTTTAAACTCATGTCTAAAACTCCTCCTTTTTTACGTCACATGGACGAATTCAGGCAGTTTTACGCCATGCTCCAGGGCAAGAAAAAAGACCGGCAAAGCCAGTCTTTATTTTTAAACGTTAGAAAAGCGCCTAGATTTAACTATGCGCCAGTTATTACTTGGATTGATGCGATATCTCTCTCATATAGAGAAACTTCGGTCGGTCTGTCAGGAGTTGATTTGTCAATGAGGATAGTGATTTCATCTTGCTCGTCGTTATCCATTTCATCGACAAAATCCGTAACAAGTCCTCTAATGACATTGCCATTAATATCAACTACACGAACTTTTGAGCGTAGATAATTCCACAACTTCTTACTCATTTTTGTTTCCCTTTCCCTTTGATAGTTGGTACGATGTGCGCACCGGTTTTACTGTAATGAATGCGGAAATCAGTGACATCTTCGATAACTTGCCCAGTTTTAGGGTCTATATAAGTTCCGATAGGTTTGTTTTGTGAGATGATTTCCTGCATTTTATCTGTTTTTGGATTGTACTTAAATTGTCCAGTTCCAGCATAGCGATCCACTAATTTCTGGCATTCTTCTTTTGTGATTGTCAGATAACTTGGCATATTCTTTCCTTTGACCAGGTTGAGATTTAGATAATCTTCATACCCCTTAGTCCCTTTGACATGCCTTTCAAAATGCTCGTTGTTAATTTCTGTCTTAATTATACCACTTTCAACAGCAAAATTGAACTTTTTCTGCATTTCTTTTTGCTCTGATCTGCGCTTTTCAAGATTGGCCAGATTTTCCCTAAGCTTAACCTCTTTCTTGGCTTGCGTGTAGGGGTCGCTGTAGTATTTCTCCCGACTGTAGTCCCGATGTAAGAATGGTTTATCTTTCAGGTATTGCCTCATGGCTCCCTGTTGGATTTGCACTTTGTTTCTGTAGCGGTTTATAAGCTCCTGGTCACCCAGCTTTTCGGCGACGTGCAACTTTTCCTTGTTATTCCTAATAGACCGTTCTAAGGCTCTCTGCTTTGCTTCTGCGTTGGCGTTTTCTATCGCCTGCTCCGGCGTGATATCCTTTACGTCCGGTCCTAGTTCAGGTTTGTAGTTAGCTCCGACTACAAAAGGTGTCATGACATGGCTACAGTTGACGCCTCGGCATCCTCCGGGACTTCCGTAACCGTAGTCATCCAGAGCCAAAATTTTCTCACCGTGCTCCGTCCGAGCTTTTCCAGTGGTAACTATCCTGTGCTGTAGAGGAGCGCACATCTCTCGGGCTGCTGACTTTTGCGAATAGTAAAAAGTATCTATCCCGAGTTCCTCAGCCGGTGCTGTTCTAACCTCGTTGTAGGTCCTCCAGGCGGTTGATTTAATCAGGTTTCGGGCATAAGTATCTGCTTTCCAGCGTTTCCCCGAGCTATCTGTAAAACCATAAAAGCCTTTGTTGGCCCATTTCATGACAGTGTCTGATATGGCCTTATCAGCCGTCTTTAAACCTGTTATAACGGCTGCCGCGGACTCCTCAACTATGGATTGATAGACACTTCGGACACTGGCCGGCAGGGTTGAATTTGTAAGGTTGCTGATGTCGCTCATGGTCTGGCTGACATACGAAGCAAGGCGATCTTGAAGTTCGCTATTTACAACACTCCCAGACTTTCCCAGCGTATCTAAGAGTTGTTGCTTGGTGTCTTGGTAGACCCTATATCCCTCGCCCTCTATGACATGCCTAAGCTGTTGCTCAGCAATCCCTGACCGTTCGGCAATCAGTTTGACATTGTCATCGTTGAGCAAACCCATTTCCGACATCTTCTCAAGCTGCCAGATATAGGGGTTATCCTCAAGACTGACTGTCCCCCTTTCTTTTAATCGATCAATGACCTGGTCAAAGAGATCTAGGGTTAACTGATGATAGATGTCCGCTGCTTGGCTAGCCTCTAGCAAGAGCTGTTCATCATTCAGTTTGATTGGCTTCTTCTTGCTTTTGGCCATATTGTTTATTCTCCGTAAATATCAATGTCTTCTTGAGTTCTGGCCTGATTACTGGCCGCCAGAGCTTCGTTTTGGATAGCTACAATCATCTTCCTAGCTTCTTCCTCTGATACTCCCAGCGCTTTCTGGATAGCATACTCACGGCTTACAAGCCCGCTTGCCAGCGCCTTAGTGTAGTATTCCAGCTCATTGTTTTTGTCTGTAAATACTCCGTCGTCAAGATTGACTGTAATATTGGCCATCTCCGGAACTTCTCCCTGATAGAGGTCATAAAGCTTGCCTATTTCACATATTGAGATGATTAACTCTTTTATTGATTGCTCTACCAGGCTCACAATACTGTTGCGCATTTGATAAGTATCCGAGTTCTCAGAGACTACTTCTGTGGCCGTCTTCAAGCTCTGGCCGTCAAAGGTAAACATCCCTGCAGATACTCCTAGAAGCATCTCAAAGAGACTCAGACCTTCGTTGATTGTCTTGATATAGTCTTCAGCTCTGATAGGAGTTGTTAGATCTGTTAGCTGACCTCCGTCCATATCGCTTGTCGAAAGCCTTAGATAGACATTCTGTTCGCTGTCAAATCTTTGGACAGTACGAACGTCACCATCTGTTGAAACCATCCTTGTCTCAGTTAGATTTTCAGGTACTGCGACCCTGCGCTGCCCCATCTTGACTTCCCACTTAAATTCATCATATGTTGTATTGATAAAGTCAATGGTACTTTTGGCATTGTCGAAGATAGATAAACCAAGAGGGGAATTGATGTCCTTGTTATTCATCCCTGGGGGTTTGAGGTAGGTGAAGAGAGGACGGGATAGTCCGTCAAGCTCTACCGTCTCCTCAAGGTCCTCGTAAAGTTCGGCCAAAGGAACACGATCCCCAACCTTGTCAACATCCTTGGACTTGTAAAGTTCATTCGTGACAATATACTTCCCATCCTTTGCCCATTCATGGAACTCAATCAATGTGTAATACACATTTCTCTTGTCTTCAGACTTTACCGTTTTGGTCACGATAGCGGCGCTTGATACATCCTGAGTATTGGATTGTAGCGGCAAGAATACCGGCGCTTGCACAAATGACACCCGCACCCTGTCGTTATCCACATAAGGCCGCATAGCAAGGCCTCCAAGAGCTAAACAACTCTCAAGATACCGCTCAAAGTTCTTGTTGAAGCGGTCGTTCCTCAGTGTCTTCTGGACAAAGTCATTAGCGATATCATTGTCTAGTTTAATTTCTGCTTGCTCGTTAAATACCAGGCTCGCAATCTTCTTGGCTGCTGTGCGTGCAATCGGTAAATGATTTAGTTTCCTGTATTTTCTGATTCCATCTGTGTTGAGATATTCAACTTTAGGCCACTTGCTCTGAAAATACCTCAGGTTATCGTTGATGCGTCGATATTCTGCGCTAGTGACAGCGATTTTGGGGTGGTCTGTAATGCTTGTCAGACTGTCTGTCGTCATTGCGTACTGTCCTCTCTTAAATAGATTTCTAATAGTCTGTATGATGCCCATTTACTGGCTCCTTGTTGCTAAAAATTGGCGTAACGCTTATAGAATACGTTCACACTATATCTAAATTCGTCCATTGCGTGGTTATCTTTATCAATTGGCCTGCCGTTATCATCTCGGCTGTAAAGACCAATCTCTTTCAAAAAGTGATAATGATCATACTCTTCTTCGGAGTGATTGATAAGCAAGAACTGCCCAGATGAGATAATATTTTGACCACGTTCAATCCCTGCCTCAATACCTTTCGCTTTGCTGCTGACATCGTGAGCGTTGTTCATGGCTCCTCTGGTCTGTATTCCTAGTTTATGCAGTTCCTCTCGCAAGGATCTACATGCTGGGTCGATCCAGACATCTGTATAGCGCATCTGGTACTTGCTAACACACCACTGAATAAATGCTTTGAGCTCGACTGCATAAGTGGACATTGCTTTAACCTGTCCTGTATCTGCTCCGCTATGGTAGTAATGAGCAACACGGTTTAGACGGAAGAAAGTCTTGCCATCTTCTCTGTGTCTTGTCACGATATTGCAGCTCATGGATGTTGCGTCTGATTGGCCACCATCGCCGCAGAAATACATCTCTACAGGCTGTCCGGCCAATATATCGCTGATATTCTTCTCGAGGTCAAACAGGCCATATATGACGCCTTGAGGCATGACACGCTGACCAAGTACATCTCGCTTATAGAGATAAGGGTTCTTCTTCAGCGATTGAATGATGGATTGCTTCCGCTCTTCAGAAAGAATAGGATTGTCGTCCATGGTCCAATGTGTCCAGCGTGTGTTTTGTACGTCGAACACATCCTTGATGACCGGGTGCTGAGGTGCTGGAGGGTTTAGGTCTGCTAAGTGATACCGTAGTTTGGCCGCCCAGGTACGTCTAAGTGCTTCCTGAATGAAATCCATGTGTAAGAGGTTAATCTCACAGAAAACCACAGAGCCTAGTGACATACCAGTAATAGCTCCAACGCTGTTTACCTTGCCGCCACCTTTGTAATAGACCCGTTTCTGTCCATTTGGAGTATCAATCAGCAAGTGATCGCCGTGTTCATCATGCTTGATTTTACAAGCGCCATCGAAAATATGCATTAGACCTGTGCCATCTCCGTCGATAAATAGACGGTAAGCTTGCTCTTGGTTATAGGCTGCTATAAGGTGATTTTCGTCTGGAGACTCAATCAGATACCTGGCATATCGAAAATGGCCAGCCGTAGTCTTGCCACTTCTTGGTGTTCCCTCATTAACCTCTAGCTCGTAATTAAAAGGTCGCTTGATGATGTCTAGCTGCTTCTTAGAAAAAGTTATATCCAAAGCTAGTCACCGCCTTTCACAGCTTC